CTGAAAAATTAGTAAAAAAAGCATTGTTTGGAAAAACAGAATTAGCGAGTCAAAAAGTAGAATTAGGTTTAACACAAGATTTGGTTGCAGTTTTAAAAAAAATATCTGCTGAAATGATTACCGCAGATAAATCTATAAATACTTTAAGTTCATTAAAAAAACAAACTGACGAACAAAAAGTTAAAGCTGATGAATCTATGAAAAAATTAGTTTCTTTATATAATGAAGGTTTGCCAATTTACACTAAAATAGATAAAATGGGTGAGGAATTAGATGTACCTATTCCTAATTTAGCTGCTTGGGCACAAGCATTTAAAGATGTTGAACAAGAAGTATCACAAATAAAAATGTGGGTTAAATAAAACTTTAAATAAGTAAATATGAATGTAATTAATGAAATTAAAACTCTTTTGGGTATGGAAGTAAAACTTGCTCAAATGAAACTTAAAGATGGAGTTACTGTTATAGAAGCAGATGCTTTTGAAATGGATAACAATGTTTTTATTGTAAATGGTGAGGATAGAATTCCTGTACCTGTTGGAGAATACGAACTTGAAGATGGAATGATTTTAGTTGTAGCCGTTGAAGGTGTTATTGCTGAAATTAAAGAAGTTGAAACTGAAGTAGAAACTCCAGAAGCCGAAGTAGAAGTTGAGGTTGAAGCACAAGCTGAAACAGTAGCAACTCCTAAAAGAATTGTAGAATCAGTTTCTAAAGAAATGTTCTTTTCTGAAATTGAAAAACTACGTACTGAAATTGCTGAATTAAAATTAGCAAAAGAAGTAAAAGAAGAATTAAGTTCTGATGTTGTTGTTGAACCATTAACACATTCACCAGAAGTTAAATCTGAATTAAGAATAAATAAAATATCAAATAATCGCCAAATGACTACACAAGATATAGTTATGGCAAAACTTTTTAACTAAAAAAAATTAAATTATGCCGACTACAACATCAATTTCAACTACGTATGCAGGAGAATTTGCAGGAAAATATATCTCTGCTGCATTATTATCAGGTTCAACTATCGCCAATGGTGGTATTGAAGTTAAACCAAACATTGCTTTTAAAGAAGTAATTAAAAGAATCGCTACAGATGCAATTGTAAAAAATGCAACTTGTGATTTTGATGCTACATCTACTGTAACTCTTACAGAAAGAATTATTATTCCTGAAGAATTTCAAGTAAATTTACAACTTTGTAAAAAAGATTTCAGAAGCGATTGGGAAGCAATTCAAATGGGGTATTCTGCATTCGATACTTTGCCTCCATCATTTGCTGATTTCTTATTGTCTCACGTTGTAGCTAAAGTTGCTGAAAAAACAGAACAAAACATTTGGAAAGGTGTTACTGCTAACGCTGGAGAATTTGACGGATTTATTACACTTACAACTGCTGATGCTACAGTTATTGACGTAGTTGGTGCTGCAGGTGGTGTAACTGCTACTAATGTAGTTGCTGAACTTGGAAAAATTGTTGATGCTATTCCTGCTTCACTTTACGGAAAAGAAGATTTGTATTTATACGTTTCTCAATCTATTGCTCGTGATTATGTACGTGCTTTAGGTGGATTTGGAGCATCAGGTTTAGGTGCTAACGGTACAAACGCACAAGGTACACAATGGTTCAACAATGGTTCACTTTCTTTTGATGGTGTTAAAATCTTTGTTTGCAATGGTATGACAAATGATTTTGCTATTGCTGCTCAAAAATCTAACTTATACTTTGGAACAGGTTTATTATCTGACCTAAACGAAGTTCAAGTTATTGATTTAGCTGACATCGATGGTTCACAAAATGTAAGAGTAGTAATGAGATTTACTGCTGCAGTTCAATATGGTGTAGGTGCTGAAATTGTACTTTACACACCAACTGCATAATCTGAATTATAATACTAAATATGGGGTAGGTAAAATTGCCTACCCTTTTTTTTAACTTTAAAATATAAAACTATGCCTTGCGATATATCATTAGGAAGGGCTGTACAATGTAAAGACAGTCTTGGTGGATTAAGAGCAGTTTACTTCATTAATTGGGGTGATGCTACAACAGTAACATATTCTGCAACTGCAGGACAAGAGGATGTAATCACTGCTTTAGGTGGTACACCTGTTGGTTACAAATATGAATTAAAAGGAACTTCTACTTTTGAGCAAACTTTAACAAGTTCAAGAGACAATGGAACTACTTTTGTAGACCAAAAATTATCTTTGGATATTAAAAAATTAACTATTGCTGACCATAAACAACTTAAACTTTTAGCTTATGGACGGCCACAAGTGATTGTTGAAGATAACAATGGTAGTTTCTTTATGGCAGGATTAACTAAAGGAATGGATTTAGTAACTGCTACTATTTCTACAGGTGCTGCAATGGGGGATTCTTCATCTTACAAAATGGAATTTCAAGGAATGGAAAAATTAGCTGCAAATTTTGTAACTGGGCCATTAACTACAGGAATACTTGCTTCTATTGTTGAAGGTACTGTAGCATAATATTTGTTTTGTTTGTTTTTTAAAAAGGTGTACTTTAATTAGTATGCCTTTTTTGTTTTAAAACAATTCTACGTTAAATTTATTATTAAATAAAATAGATTATGATAATTTTAAAAGAACAAAATACTGCACAAACTTTTAGTTTTATTCCACGTGAATTAAAAGCTACTACTATTGTTTTAAGAAATGAAACAACAGGAAGTGAAACAAATATAGCTGCTGATTTTTTCCTATCTGATTATTATTTAACAACGACAACTGTTTTTGCATTAAAAGAAAATACGTTTTATAATTTGACTATTAAAAACAATAATGATATAGTTTACAAAGATAAAGTTTTTTGTACTAATCAAAATACAGATACATACACAGTCAATCTAAATGAATACGTAGCAAACAATACAAACAACGAATTTAAAATATATGAGTAATATATCAATAGTAAATTTAAGTGCTTATACAAGTCCTGTAATACAAGAAAATAAAAAGAATGATTTTATTGAATATGGAAGTGATAATAATTACTTTCAATATTTGATTGATAGATATCTTTATAGTGCTACAAATGGTGCTATTATAACAGGTGTTGCTAATATGATTTATGGCAAAGGATTAGATGCTTTAGATTCTAATAAAAAGCCTAATGAATATGCACAAATGAAGTCTATTATAAAAGATTCTGATTTAAAGAAAATAGCTTTAGAAAGAAAACTTTTAGGAATGGCAGCAATGCAAGTTGTAATGGAAAAGAAACAAGTAAAACAAGTTTTACATTTTCCAATGCAAACATTAAGAGCAGAAAAATGTAATGATAAAGGACAAATTGAGGCTTGGTATTATCACAACGATTGGAAAAATAAAAAACCAACTGAACAAATAAGAAAAATACCTGCATTTGGATTCGGTAATGGTAACGAAGTTGAAATATACGTTATTAAACCTTATGTAAGTGGATTTGATTATTATAGTCCTATAGATTATTCTGGTGCTTTACCTTATGCTTTACTTGAGGAAAACATAGCAGATTATCAAATTAACGATTGTCAAAACGGATTTAGTGGAACAAAAGTAATCAATTTCAATAATGGCATCCCTACAGAAGAAATGAGGGATAAATTGAAACGTGAAGTACTTGGAAAACTAACAGGTGCAAGAGGTGAAAAAGTAATTGTAGCTTTTAATGCTAATGCTGAATCAAAAACAACTGTAGAAGATTTACCTTTAAATGATGCTCCTGCACATTATGAATATTTAAGCAAAGAATGTTTTGAAAAACTAATTGTAGGACATAGAGTTACTTCTCCAATGTTATTAGGAATTAGAACAGGTGATGGTGGTTTAGGTAACAATGCAGACGAAATAAAGACTGCTACGCTATTATTTGACAATATAGTAATAAAACCATACCAATTAGAAATAATTGAAGCCTTAGACGTTATTTTAGCTATTAACAATATATCATTAAAGTTATATTTTAAAACAATACAACCTTTAGAATTTATTGATGTATCAGGAATGGATGCAGAAACAATGGAAGAAGAAACAGGTGTTAAAATGTGTTCACATAATTTATCAAATGATTCTATTGCAGATTTATTAATTGAAAAAGGAGAAACATTAGGCGAAGAATGGTTAATAATTGACGAAACAGAAGTTGATTATGATACTGAAGATGAATTAGATTTAGAAATACAAAACATAAATTCTAAAAAACAAAGTACATTATCTAAAATGTGGAACTTTGTAACTACAGGAGTTGCAAGACCAACAAATAAATCTGAACAAGACAAAGTAGTTGATGGTGTAAACTTCATTACAAGATACGTTTATAGTGGAAATTTATCAGGACAAAGAGAATTTTGCAATAAAATGATAAATGCTGACAAAGTTTATAGAAAAGAAGATATTATTTCTATGGGTGGACAAGTTGTAAATGCTGGTTTTGGAGTTAAAGGTGCTGATACATATTCTATTTGGTTATATAAAGGTGGTGCAAGATGTGAACATAAATGGTTGCGTAGAACATACGCTAATTTAGATGGTGTAAAAATAGACCCAACAAGTCCAAAAGCAGAACCATTAAGCAATGCAATAGCTGAAAAATATGGATATAGAATACGTAATGAAAAAGAAGTATCTATGAAGCCAAGCGATATGCCTACAAAAGGATATACACAAGAGTATTGGAATAAAATGGGATATACAAACTAATTAAGATATGGCACAAGGACTTTTTATAAGCACAAATGATATAGTTAAATTCACTAACTTAAATGGTAATTTAGACCCTGATATATACACACAATATATTTATCAAGCACAACAATTACACATACAAAATTATTTAGGAACTAAACTATATGACAAAATTAATGATGGTATTGTTGCAGGTAATTTAGCTGCTCCATATACAACACTTTTAAGCAAATATATTAAGCCAATGGTAATACATTGGGCAATGGTAGAGTTTTTGCCTTACGCTGCTTATAAAGTATCAAATAAAGGAGTATTCAAACATAATTCTGAAAACAGTTCTACAGTTGAAAAATCTGAAATAGATTTCTTAATTGAAAAAGAAAGAGATGTTGCACAAAGTTATACAAATCGTTTTATAGACTATATGAGTTTTAACCAAACTTTATTCCCTGAATATTATCTAAATTCAAATGCTGATGTTTATCCAGATAAAGACGCAAATTTTACAGGATGGGTACTATAAAAGAAACATACAAGCCAAAAGAAACTAACGTAAAAAAGTTAGAGGTATTTTTAAACAAACTAAATAAAGACAAATAATGGCTTTAGATTTTACACATATAAAAGGAGATACATTTGAAGCAGTAAACTTTCAAATGATTGTTAATTCTGTTGCTTTAAATTTAACAGGTTGCACGTTAAGAATGCAATTAAGAAAAGAATATGGAGGAGTAATATTTCTTGCATTAACTTCTGTTGCAAGTGCAGGAATAACAATTACTAATCCCTCAAGTGGTATATTTGCAATTAATAGACAAATTATAAATTTAGATGCTTTTAATTATATTTATGATATTGAACTTATAAAAGCTGATGGTACTGTTAAAACCTATGTAAGTGGGAACTTTGTAATAACTAATGATGTAACTCGATAATGGCAAACGATATAATAGATATTAATGTTTACGAAACAACTGAAACTGTTTCAATTACTGTAAATCCAAATTTAACTACCATTAACATTAATGAAGTAACGGGTGTTGGTGGAAGTCAAAACCTACAATCTGTTACTAACTTTGGAAATACTACTACAAATTCAATAACTGCAAATTCATTTATTAAAAGTGGAGGTACAGGTGCAAATGTATTATTAGATAATGGTACAACTACTGTATTAGCTAATTTAGGAACTAAAAATGATATTAATTCCAAGCAATTACAATTAAATTATTTAGATAGAGACAATTCTATATTTGATGCTTTTTATTTAAGAACTATTGCCGATAGTGGTACATTTGAAGCATCTAATCAATTATTATCTTCTTTAGCAGTTTTACGAAATATATCTTATATTTCACAAGGATATACACAACAAATAAACGCTGATAAATTTGTTAAATTAGGTGGAGCTGCTGATGAATTTTTAATGGCAGATGGTTCAATATCTTTTGGTGGTGGTGGGGGTGGTGGTGCTACAAATTTAGCATATACTGCAAGTCCAACAAATGGAATAGTAACAAGCAATACAGGTACAGATGCAACTTTACCTTTAGCTGATGGCACAAATGCAGGT